AATCCAGATCTAACAAATTTGTTTTGTCCCAGCAGAAGAGGAAAGGAAGTGTTAATATGGCAATTATTTGCAGCATTTGCGGAAAAAAACAAAGTGGATTTGCCTCGGATTATCCTCTTTCATCAACACACCTACAAGAGCGTATCTGCACTGATTGTGAAAACAGAAAACAGAAATGTATCGTGTCCTCACGTTCTGATTTTGAAAAATATAAGGTTTGTAAAGAGGAATTTCTTTCTTTTGTATCCGAAAATGTGTCTTCATCAGTCAGAAGCGGAATCCATCAAATTGTTTCTGAATGCGATTCTCATTTTCAGGAACATGAAAATGCAGTTGAATTGAAAAACCAAATTTCTAACTATATGATGACCTCCGGCTTTAATTTCGAGGGCTGGCGTATTACCAAATACATCAAAGTGATTTCGGCTGAAACGGTTTTGGGAACTGGATTTGCCAGCGAATTTTCTGCCAGTGTCGCAAATCTTTTGGGAACTGAAACAGATAAATTCGCAAAGAAATTTGAACAGGCAAAAGATTCGTCTTTAAACAAGCTGATCTCAAAAGCAGTTGACTTAGGCGCCAACGCTTTGATCGGCGTGGATTTTGATTATCCGCTGATCTATAACAACATCATCGCAGTAATTGCCAGCGCCACCGCGGTTGTTGTGGAAAAGGCGGAAGAATAAAACGATGTCAATTTTTCCGTTTCATTACGGCATAAAATATTAGGAGGAATTATAATGGGATTTTTAGACAAAATCAGCGGAGCCGCTGGCAATCTTAATGAAATGTCGCCGGAGGCCTTGATGCAGGAATACGGTGCGTATTTAATGACTAATGAAAAGATCAATGTAGGCTTCAAGTTAGTGCGCGACGTTGTGCTGATCACTGACAAACGCATCATCGACTTTGACAAGCAGGGCGCCACAGGGCAAAAAATGCGTGTAGACTCGATCAATTTAAGCAGTGTAATCCATGTTTCCGCTGAAACATCCGGCTTCGGCCTTGATGACAGCGAAATCAATATCCACTATATTTCTTCTCCGTATTTTAAAGCGAACGGCGGGGTTTCTATCGCAGAAAAAAAACTTGAATTTCCCAAAAAATACAACATCCAGCAGCTATACCGATTTTTGCAGGAGCTTGCATACGCAAACCATGAAAGGATCAATCAATAGCCATCTTCGCCCGGTGATTTTTCACCGGGTTTTGCCTTGGGAAAGCGGAAGAGTAAAAATTTTCATTGACGAAACGCCAAAGGCGGCCTATAATGGAATTGCAGATAAAGCGATGCCGTATCCTTGTGAAACCGAATGAGCGTTTCAGCAAAATGTGCTGTCGCCGGACACAAGGGCCGCCTTTTTAGGGGGTTTTATAAGCTATTTTAGATGAGGGAGGCGAGCCGTCTGGAAAATATGGCCGTTGCCTGTTATGCGCGGGTATCTACCGAAAACCAGCTTGAAAACTACAGTATCGAGGAACAAACAGAACGGTTAAAATTATACTGTAAGTCAAAAGATTACGAAATATACGATATGTATATCGACGGCGGATACTCCGGCGGGAATATGGAGCGCCCCGCCCTGCAAAAATTATTGTCAGATGTTCAAAGCGGCAAGATCAATGCAGTACTGGTGTATAAATTAGACCGTTTAAGCCGCTCGCAGAAGGATACCTTGAATATCATCGAAGACCACTTTTTAAAAAACGGCGTGGACTTCATTTCCCTCAATGAGAATTTTGACACCTCTACCCCATTC